TCGGATCGCCAGAAGTATGCTGCGCAGGCTCAGGCAAACTATGCCAAAACGCAGACGGCACTGGAGAAATACACGGCCAGGCAGAGCGAGCTCAACAAGGCGCTGAAAGAGGGGCGGATCCTCCAGGCTGACTACAACATCAACCTGGCTGCCGCGAAAAAAGAGTACGAAGACACCCTTAAAAAGCCGAAGAAGACCCCGGCAATCAGAACCCCCGCAGGTGCCCGTGCCACCGATACGGCCAGCGCCCAGACGCTGGAGCTACAGACACAGCTGCGCACCCTGCAGGAGCATAAGAGCATCAATGACACCATCAGCCAGCAGCGTCAGGAGCTGTGGCGTCAGCAGTCCCGCTTTACGGTTCTGGAAGAGGCCGCGAAGACCAGGACGCTTTCTGCTGAGGAAAAATCCCTGCTGGCCAGTAAAAGCGAGGTGCTTTCCCGTGCAGAGCTGAACGCGAAGCTTGGCGATCAGATAGTGGCGCAGGAGCGGCTTAACCGCCTGCAGGATACGTCCCAAAAATACGTCACGCAGATCGGCGAGAAAACCCGAGCACTTGCGGAAAGTGCTGGTATGAGCAGTCGTGCTGCACAACGCCGCAATGAGGAGGCCCAACTTCTTCAGGGCTGGAAAAATGGTGGCGGTTCCGAAAACGATGCCGGTTATCAGAATGAGCTGCAGGGGCTGCATGCGTATTACGCCGAGCAGGATAAGCTTCGGGGGGACTGGCAATCCGGAGCCAAATCCGCATGGGCAGATTATGTTGATTCTGCTTCAGATGCTTATGGCCAGATGAAGTCATTTGCAACCAGTACGTTTGATGGCATCGGGCAAAATATGGCAGACATGCTGACGCGCGGAAAGGCTGACTGGGCTGACTTCACCCGCTCCACGCTCTCCATGCTGACACAGATCCTGATGAAGCAGGCGATGGCCGGTCTGGTGGATTCAGCGACAAGCGCGCTGGGATTTGCAGGTGGCGGTTATACCGGTTCAGGCGGGAAATATGAACCTGCAGGTGTCGTTCACCGTGGTGAATTTGTTTTCACTAAAGAGGCTACAAACCGGATCGGCGTCGGCAATCTTTACCGGATGATGAAAGGGTATGCCACGGGTGGGTATGTCGGGGGCGGTGGTACAGGTCCAGCTGCAGCACCTTTCGGTGTCAGTGTATATGCCCCAGTGACGGTCGAAAACGCTTCCGGTAACGCACAGCAGCAAAACGACGGAGACAGGCTGGGTAAAGCGTATCAGCAGGTGATTAACAAATCTGTCAACGATGGTATCGCCAGGGCAATCCAGCCCGGTGGGCTTATCTGGAGTGCGACCAATCGCAGGTAACAGTTATGACGATAGAAACATTCTCCTGGGGGATTAAGGTCTCCAGCCAGCCCACCGAGGGAAGCAAAGACACAGTCAGGAAGGTCCAGTTCGGCGACGGGTACGCACAGGTGAGCGGCTCCGGCCTGAATGACGAGATTCGCACCTATGAATATTCCTTTTCAGGTGATCCTACTACTGCGAATGAAATTCATGCCTTCCTTCGGCGGCATAAAGTGAAGTCGTTTATTTTCACTCCGCCTTTTGGCGATATGGCGCTGTGGCGTGTCGAGGCTGACAGCCTCAAAAAGGTGGTTAAAAACGTAAAAGTGATAACCGTAACCGCAACGTTTGAACAGGCATTTGCACCATGAGTCTTAATGCTGATTATCAAAAACTTGAGCCGGGCAATGAAGTCCGGCTTTTTTCTGTCGATGGCACAGCGTTCGGTATGTCAGATGTACTCCGCTTCCACGCACATAACATCGCGCATACCCCGGAAGAGATTGAGGCTGCAGGCGGGGATGAGAATAAACTTCCGGCGAAGTCCATATGGTGGCAGGGGGAGGAGTATAAAGCCTGGCCGTGTCAGGTTGAGGGTATTGAAGCGACCACGGACGGTACCAGCCCACAGCCAAAACTGAGTGTGGCGAACCTGGACAGCTCGATCTCAGCGCTCTGTCTGGCGTATGACGATCTGCTGCAGGCGAAAGTCAGTATCCACGACACTCAGGCACAGTATCTGGACGCCAGAAATTTTCCGCAGGGCAATCCCACCGCAGACCCGTCACAGGAAAAGCTGAAGGTCTTTTATATCGATTCCAGAAGCACCGAGACGGATGAAGCTGTCGAATTTACGCTTTCCAGTCCGATGGATTTACAGGGCCAGATGATACCGACCCGGCAGTTGCATTCCTTATGCAGCTGGTGCATCCGGAACAAGTACCGGACCGGCGACGGCTGCGACTATGCCGGAACGCGCTATTTCGACAAAAACAATAATCCGGTTGACGATCCTTCTCTGGATGTCTGCAACGGCACGCTGACGGCCTGCAAGCTCCGGCACGGAGACAGCAACCAGCTGCCTTTCGGTGGATTCCCGGGCACATCACTTATCAGGAGCTGATATGCGTCAGAAAACCATCGATGCCATCATGGCGCACGCTGCAGCGGAGTATCCGCGCGAGTGCTGCGGCGTGGTGGCACAGAAAAGCCGGGTTGAGCGCTATTTTCCCTGTCGTAATCTCGCAGCAGAGCCGACTGAACATTTTCACCTGTCACCCGAAGATTACGCAGCGGCAGAAGACTGGGGGACGGTGGTGGCCATTGTTCACAGCCACCCTGACGCGACGACACAGGCCAGCGAGCTGGATAAGGCACAGTGTGATGCAACGCTGCTGCCCTGGCATATAGTGAGCTGGCCAGAGGGGGACTTACGTACCATTCAGCCACGCGGGGAGCTGCCATTGCTGGAGCGTCCGTTCGTGCTTGGCCACTTCGATTGCTGGGGGCTGGTAATGAGCTATTTCCGGCAGACCCACGGTATCGAGCTCCACGATTACCGGGTGGATTATCCCTGGTGGGAAAACGACTACCCGGACAATTTCTATCAGCAGTGCTGGTACGAGTGCGGATTCAGGGAGTTTGATGGTCCTCCTCAGGAAGGGGACCTCGTCATCATGCAGGTGCAGGCCAATAAGTGGAATCATGCCGGGATTTTACTGGAGGGTAACATGCTGCTGCACCATCTTTACGGGCATCTGAGCCAGCGTGTGCCTTATGGCGGATACTGGCAGGAGCGCACGATGAAAATCGTTCGCTATAAAGATGTAATGGCAGGTGAAACATGCAGGAAGTAATGACCCGCATTGAACTTGGAGGCGTGCTCGGGAAAACATTCGGTAAAGTTCACCACCGTCTGATTTCCCGCGTGAACGAGGCGAGTGTTGCGCTGGCAAAGACTATTCCGGGCTTTGAGCAGTTTATGATTTCCAGCCAACGCCGTGGTCTCACTTATTCAGTATTCAAAGGGAAAAAGAATATTGGTGTTGATGACCTGGGTTATCCGGTCACCGGCGATGTCATTCGCATTGTCCCGGTGATTATCGGGAGCAAAAAGGCCGGATTACTCCAGACAATACTTGGTGCAGTTCTGGTTGCCGTAGGGGCGGTGCTTAATTTCACGCCCTGGGCTGCGGCATCACCATTCTTATACAAATTCGGTGCCGCAATGATGATTGGCGGGGTTGTTCAACTGCTTTCCCCTCAACCAGCGGGGCTGGCCAGCAAACAGAGTTCAGATAACCGCGCCTCATACGCGTTCG